ATAATAGTTGTTTTAATAATATCACATCTTTAATTAAGAATGGTCAAACGTAAAACTAAATGTCCACCTGGTATTTTCTGTATTTCAGCAGGTCTTGGAACAATTCTAACAATTATTTTAGTAGTGGCATTATTATTTTTTATGTATGCTGTTTTCTTTTTAAGACCACAACAATCAACAATTATAATGCCACCACAACAAGCTCCTCAAACAACAGTAATTAAAGGTGGAGATTCACGATATGATATAGCACCACAACCATTAAGAGATTGGATGTCTTTACCTGAATTTCCACCAAGAGGTGGTATTGCATCTATACCAATTAACATTCCGACACAGGGATTACCTGAATCATTTCAGAGTGTTGGTGTTGTAAATGTTGATGATAAGATTTTACCATTATATGGGCGTAGAACTGGAAGAGGTGCAGATAGATGGAATTACTATACACGTACAGATACATATAATCCTGTTCCAATTCCTGTGCGGTTTCAAAAGAGAGATTGTATGGATGATGTGGGATGTCAAGAGATTTTATCAGGCGAAGATATTAAAGTTGATATTATGAATAAAGATGGTAAAACATCTATGTATAGATTTGATGGACCCAAATATATTCCTGGATTAATTTAGGAATGGTAAAGATTGTACATATAAATTTGGTATTAGCTATTATAGGAATTATTACTATTATTTATTTAGTATATTTTTATCATTTTGATAATCAAAAAACAAGTCCATTACTTAAAATAACTGTTGGAGAAGCTAAATCAAGACGTTTTGGATTAATAATTGATGGTAGAACAGAAAAAGAGCGTGAAGAATTAGGATATTATCCAAACTCGATACCTATTTCAGCAGAAAGAGTAAAACAAGAAGTTCCATTACTTATTCCGAATAAGAATACATGGATATTAATATATTGTAATACTGGAAATAATTCATCAAATGCAGCACAGGTTTTATATAGAATGGGTTACAAAAATGTAAGATATATTAATGAAACATATTTAAGTTTGATGCCTGGTTCAAGTTAAAAAATATATGAATTACTTGAGTAATTTAGTATATTTTCCTATGTATCTTCAAGTTAGAGATGTATTGTCCGTCAGATGTTAATACTGGATTTATTAAACTGGTTGGACCTATTTTACAACACGATTTAAATACAATAACAGTTAAAAGTTATCCACTTTCAATTTCATTTTCACCCAGAACAACACCGCCAAGTTTAATTGGGAATAGAATAGATGAATCTACGGAGAATACTTGTACATATAGAGGTCAAAGATTTAGTTTAGTGGATGTTCAGATTTGTGCTCCTCTAAGTAAGGGATATATACTTCCAGGTCAAAGATTAGAAGCTGTTGCTGAACTTGTTTTATCATTTTCATCAAATAAATCAGTAGATGATTTATCTGTATTATCTGGAATTTTGATGTGTGTTCCAATTTATGATTCAGGTGCTCCAAGGCATGCTGATTATCTTAGTCAAATAATTGACCCTAATATACCATCATGTAGTTATACTCATTTAGTTGGATCTGATTATTCAGGAGGTGATTATAATAATTTTAGTAATTCAACACTAACATCATGTATAAAAGCGTGTTGCGATGATATAAATTGTTTAGCATATACATATTCAAATGGAACATGTTATTTGAAGAATTCAATTCCTAATTTGATAAAAACAGGTGATACTACTACAGTGGCAGGTACAGTAAATCATAATGTACCAAATAAAAATATATGTCCAATGCCAAATTGTCCAAAACCAAATTGTAATGGAAAACATAATAAAGATGAAAAGAAAAAATCAGGTGTACCAAATCTAGAAACTATTTTTTATGCTTTTGACGACGATTCAACACAAACATCATTAGCATATAAAACGTGTTTTGAAACAATTGATAGTAATAATACACCATCATCAAGAAGTTTATATGTTGTTGTTTTCCCAAATGGTATTACTTTAACACAATCAGGATTTCAACAATTATTAATACAACTTAATAGTAATTTACCGACATATACTATCCCGCCATCAATAAGAGGTGGTGATTCAACATTGAGAAGTTTTAGTTTTGATGATAATGGTAATAAGATTCCAACAATTATTTCACAAGACGGAATTATTTACTCCACGCCAATATCAAGCTGTACCGATGATTTTAGACATAGATTTGAATTTTTCTCTTTACCACCAAGGCTCCCTATTTCATCATCATCATCATCATCTAAATGGAATACTGAACAATGTCCATATTATAAAACTTCTCAATACAAATGTATGCCATTTAACCAAATGACTGACTTAGGAAATCTGAAAGATGGTACATATGTAATACCAGGAAATAAGACACTTGATACAATTTTAATGGAACGAGACCAAACACAGCAAAAACAGAATATGGGTGATATAGAAGTTTCTAAAGATACATTATCTACGGAACAAATTGAAGCCTATATTGGTATAATTTTAGGAAGTGGTATTGCGCTAGGAGCTCTTATATGGATGGGAACTTTGATTTCAAAAAAAGCATAATAAATAGGAAATGCTAGAACTAACTGTTTTATTAATTAGTATTATAGTTATTCTTTTAATTTTATACTATAAAGATAATATAAAGAGTGACCAAATAGAAGAGAATTTTGAAAATTTTTATTTAAATGCTTGTCCATCAGGATATAAGTCATTTTATAATAATGATGGAGATACGATATGTTGTGATGGAGAAATGATTGCGAATAAGTGTTTAAGTGATAATCAATGTACATTAAATGGAAAAGGAACACCTGATTTACCAAATTGTACAGAATTAATTAAAAAACTATATTTTAAGAAATCTAGGGAATATTGTATGCCATCTTTACCAAATTATTTTGAAGATAGAAATACAAAAATTAAAGGATGTACTTTAGGTTCATTAAATCCAACAATGTCAGCTCCACAAAAATATAATCAACCTAAATGTATATATTATTCAACATATGAAAAAAATAATATCTTTAAGGATAGTTGTACAAATCAAAAACTTCTTGATAATGCTATATGTTTTGGAAATAATTGTACAAAAGAATTAGTTCAACCAATACCTACTGCCCCACCACTTGTAGCTATTGGATTTACAGATAGTTCTGGAATGCACCGAGTTGCTTATACAAAACAAACAATGAAAAACTTCTTAGATATATCAAATCCAAACTGGACAAATCAAGGTATAGATTTATCTAAAAATATTAACGTAGCAGAAGTATCTAAAGCTTTTTATGTTGATAAAACCATAGACCAAACAGCTATACAATTTTAAATAATTATCACTTTCATTAAAGATGATTTAAATAATTATTTATACTAAATTGTATCACCAATAGTTTCAACACCTTTAATATGACCAAAACCAAGTTTTTCATACAATTGATCAGAACTATTACCAGCCTCATGACCATTTAAAGGATAAATAGATGATAATACTACTTTTTCATTAATACTTGGGGCAACAGGTTCAAAATTTTCTGAATCACAAGTTTCTGTGGGAAAAAAATTAGATTCTTCTTCTTCTGGTTTATCAAATTCATTAACAGGGACTGTTTTCTGAGGTTGCGATGCTTCTTCCACTGTAGCTTGTTGAGGACGATTCCAATCCATTTCATCTATTTTTTTAGCAGCTACAACAACTTTACGCTTATTGCGCTCTAAATACATTATAGCAATGAACATTAAACCTAAAATACCTGCCGTAGGACCAATACTTATTAGATATAATAGTAATAATACTATGAAGATTCTTGCTACAAAATTATCTAAAAGTAACAATAAAGTAGTTGGTAAAAACTCTGAAAACAGTATAATTACCGTAAGGATTATGAAATATGTTAATTCCGTTCGATACATTTCCTCTGTTATACATATTGGGTTTTAAAAGACATAAAATTGACTTAAGATATTATTTAGTATATATTGTAGTGTAATGTCTATACAAGATAAAGATCGTGTTTTAACAGCAAAAGGATATGCTATTAAAAAAATATATTTAACAGATATTCAAATCCAAGAATTACGTTCTGAACTAACAGTTGCTCCAAAGGTTCTTGATAGGTTTCAAAAAGATATTCAGAATTTTCCAATTTATGCGGAATCAAAAACTCGGTTTTATGTACCAAGACACTGGGGAATTAAAAAATTTGGTAAACCGGATGCTGATATAGTAGGAGAAGGTTTAGAACTTTCTAATACTATTACATTTACTACAAAATTTCCACCTCACGATTTTCAAAAAGAAATTATTGAAACATTTATTGAAAAAGATGGAAATGGTCTCATTTGTGTCCCATGTGGTTATGGAAAAACATTTATGGCTCTTAATATTGCTGTTCTTCTTAAAAAAAGATTCCTTATCGTTGTCGATAAAGAATTCTTAATGAATCAATGGAAATCTGAAATTGAAAATTTTATAATTGGAGCAAGAGTAGGAATTCTTCAAGCTAATAAAGTTCAAATTGATTCTGAAAAGTATGATGTTACGATTTGTATGATTCAAACAATTTGCCGTCGTGAATTACCAGACGGATTCTTTGACCAATATGGATTTACAATATTTGATGAATGTCATCATTTGGGTGCTGCGTATTTCTGTCAAGCTTTAAAAAAAATTCAAACAAAATATATGTTAGGTCTTAGTGCCACTCCTGATAGAGAAGATGGTCTTTCATGTGTATTTGAATATCATTTAGGTGAACCTGTATATAAAAATACTAAAAGAGCACCAGATAAAGAAGCTGTTGTAAAAGCAGTATGGTTTCATTCTGAAGACCCTCTTTACAAAGAAGTTCCTGTTAATTGGCGAGGTGAACCTATTACAGCTAAACTCCTAAATCAAGTTGCGGAGTTTGAACCACGTAATAAAAAAATTATGGAATTAATTGATGAATATGCTAAAAATAAAGATAGATTTATACTTATATTAAGTGACCGTATTTCACAATTAGAATGGTTTGATAAAGCATTAAATGAGCATACGACACAGTTTGTACATGGGTATTATATTGGTGGTATGAAGCAGTCAAAACTGGATAATAATGCAGATAAATGTCAAATATTATTAGCAACCTATCAGATGGCATCAGAAGCATTTAATGTTAAGAAGTTAAATACAATTATTTTAGCAACACCTCGTAAAAATGTTGAGCAATCAACTGGTCGTATTTTCAGACAACGAATTGATGAACGAAAAGTGCCACCGCATATTATTGATATTATCGATTCACATGAATGTCATAAGAGACGTTGGTTTGTAAGACAGAAGTTTTATAAGGAATGTGAATATACATTTCAGCATATTGATAAACCTAAGAGAATTGTTGAAAAGACAGATATTAATGAACATGGATCATTATTTAAGTTTTAAGACATCCGAATGATTTTATATATATGTATATAGTATAGATATATCAAATCGTAATTTTGACGGACGAGTTATTATTCAAAGACTTCAAAATCAGACTTATGCTCGTAATTTATATTTAAATAATATATCTGGTAGTAAAATAATAAATAATCCACAAAATTCAGATGGTAATGCTTCCAGATTTAATTCATATATTCCAGGAGCACAAACAGAATATTTTAGAGGATTAGTTGGTGGATGTAATACAGTTTCTGTGGGTGGAATAGTTAATATCCCAGCAATCAATAAATAATTTAATATAAATATATAATTATAAAGATAATCAATTATTTATATTTAGTATTTTTTATGTTTATTTTTTAGAACACGACGAGTGCGTCTTTTACCACCAAACTTAACAGGTAATCCTTTATTAGTTCCATCAAAATCCATACGATTTCCGATTTCATTCATTGTTACAGGAGTAAATTTACCAGCATCCATTGCTACTGAACCACCACCTTCGTAACTGCGTTTATAACTGCGTTTATAATTACGTTTATAATTACGTTTATAATTGCGTCGAGAACCTCCAGTTTTAATACAAGCTTGGTTAAATGCTTTGGCGTCATATGGAGTTTGAATTGTTAGACCAGGAACAGCAGATGGTGCTCTAAAAGTCATAAAATCATTTCTGTAACCAGCGGTAGGAGCATAGTATCTCATTGAATCGACATTACCAACTTGTATAGTAGGGAAGTTAGCAGCTGAATATCCAGATGAACCAACATTTGTTGGAGCACCATGTAATGCTCCACCAGTTAAACGGCTGGTTACATATGGAGGTGTTAAAGGGGCAGTTGTCATTAATTGAATATTTCCAGGATTAGGATTTAGAGAGTTATATGTTCCAGATTCACAAGGAATACGACCGAAAGGAGCAGGTGATGTACCAACACCATTATTAGGATTTAGGGGACCCATTTCAGGAAAAAAACCATAACGACCACCAGTTTGTGCGGGCGCAGCATTTGATGAGAGTTCAGCAATAGGCATTTTTGGCATTAGAGCTGCGCCAGGAGGTGTAGGAACACCAGGCATACTCATTACTACAGGATTAGCAACCGTACCTGCTGTACCAGTTGTATTTGGAAAATCATCTGGTTTTTGTGTAATACTTCCGCTTACAGGACCAATATTAGGATTAGTTACAGGACCAGGAAGACTACTACCAAAATTAGTAGTAGCAATTGAAGGCATTGCGGCGCCACCATATAGTTTATTTTTCGCGTTACGACGTTTTCCACCACTTAGACCGGGCAAACCCTTTGTGTTGTAGTCAGAGATATATCCTGGACGAATGGAGTGTGGATTTCCTGTACAATCTTTACCAGGTCCGTCGTAATTAAAATGAATTTGATTTCCAGGACTTACCGCATTTTGTTCATAATTATTTTTAATTAATTCAGACCATCCTCCACCATTTGATTTACGTTTGTCACGTCTGCTTAAACGTCGGAGCG